CCCGTTCTGGGGGTCCCGGTGATCAGGCTCTTGCCTGTCACCATTTGAGGCACAATTCTGTGCTGTACTGAGATGGAGAACATCTAATGACTATACTAGAGAGATCACGTAGCTTTCCCCAAGGCCCCTTTCTTGGTGATGTGTTAATTACACACACCAATCCAGCGGTCGAGGACGTAACTTATACCGAGAATGAAATCTTATCCAAAACATTGGATATAGATGATTTCGTCGATACTGAGTTCCGTAAAAAGATAGCTCGTGGTCAAATAGTTAATCATGGATGTTCTATTCGCGGTGTTCTCAAGGATTCACATCTAGGGTCACAAACTGTGACTGACTGGAGTGTTCCAAATTATGTTCAGCAGACACATGGACCTGGAAGCTTAATCAGCTTGCTTCTTGACCACGGACCTGCGGTCAGGAGGCCAGTTGATGGCTCCTATCCATATCCTGCTTATAATTTGGTAGACCTTGTAACCGAGGCTAAGGCTAACGCCATAGCTGCGATTGATCCATCCGGAGGTGCATACGCTGAAGATGTAGGAGAGTTCCGTCAAACCTTTCGGTTTTTACGGAATCCCTTCAAACAACTGCGTGATGTTTCCGCCGACTTTCGTCGGAGTGCAAAGAAGCGGTATCGTAAGACCTATGCTAGAAATAGCAGAGGGTCAACCACGAGTTTTCGAAGGCAAAAAGCCATCGCTGACACTTGGTTACAATATCGTTTCGCTGTCTCGCCACTTATGAGGACCATTGCGGACCTCTATGTCGAGCTGCACACACCAAAGCGAACGCAATTTTTACGCAGAACAGCGCGTGGATTTGCGAACTTTAGTGGGGAAGACGCGGACATGAATCGACCGAACCCAGACGGATTGAGAATTTTCTCAATCGAGACAGGTTCCGAGATTCTTGTGCGTGCTTACATTCTATACGAAGATAGTGATTTCGTACAAGGATGGAGGCAAGCCTACGGGTTTCGTAACAAAGATCTTTTCAAGACTGCTTGGGATTTAATCCCCTACAGTTTTGTCACAGATCGTATCCTTAATATTGGCACAGCAATAAGTGCCTTTGCAAATATTTCGGACGAAACCATCAGTATCCGAGCTGCGGGATATGTTGTCAAGCAGAAACATTCGACGAAAGTCAAGTTTCATACTTGGAACCATCCTGCAGCAGACGTCGTCCTTTCAGATGTTGCTCGTGTCATAGATGAAGAATCTTATGACCGAACACTCTGGAGTCCAACGGTGTTTGACACTTTACCTCCCGTAAAACTGGGAAATATTGTGAAGGACGCTAAATACATTGCTGACTTAGGCGCAATAATCTATGCAAACTTGCATTAGATTTTCGGCCAAGTTCAGCTTACATTCAGAGTCGAAAGGCTCCTAACCTTGAGGATTTCTCCTCATAAGGAGGCATTATGCCTTTATCATCACTGGTGTCAAATTCTGGCGCCACAGTCTCTTCTACCGGCGGAACAAGCGATCCATTGCTTGTGACCGGTAGTGACCTTACAAGCCTTAACCTACTTTATTCAGATGATGCTAACGCGACATCGAGAAAAGTAGTGTTTTCTGTTAAGGAAGCAAGTATATCTGCTTCTGCACCAGGCGGCTTTACCCAAAGACGTCGTAATATTTACTATACCCAGCCACTTGTGCTGGATAATGGTAATACTACGATCAATTCCATTAAAGTAGAATTCTCTGCTGATCCTGAAACAACGGATGCAGAGCTACTACTTATGTGGGAAGATCTAAAGCAAATTACAGTGGATGCTGATGTCGAGGATTTTATCACCGACTTAGCAATCGCTTAAGTAATATGCTTAGGTATAGCCTAAGGCCTAGCATTATAGAAGTGCGTACGATGGGAATGTTGCTTTTCGCAACGTGTTTCCTAACGGTAGTACTTCTACTTGCGGGGTGTTTTCTTTCACTTAGCCAATTGGAGATATCCGATGACCAAGAACAAGTTGAACAGAACGTGCAACTTGCACAAGAAAAAGAGTCGAAAAAGCTCTAAAAAGCTCTTTCAGGCTGACGATATCGCAACTTTGATATCTGAAGACCTTATACGTGACCTGTCACGCTCCTCACTTGCGTATGGAGTAGACAGACGCGCATTGAAAATACTACTAACTGCCCAGAAGACTGATGCCTTAAAAAAGTATCGGTCCATGGTCGACAGAGAGGAGTCCGTACTCGCCAACGCTGCTTACGAAAAATTCGCAGCTATTAACGAACATATGGCCAACTTCACAGAGAAGCAATTGAATTTGCCTCCATTGAAAGCTGACCACAAGGACTTCCGTGCACAAGTAATGCGCACGGCCAGATTGTTAATTCATAACATTCTGACACCTCTGACTGAAGAGGAATGGTATACCGGTTGTAGAAATTCAACTGGTACTTCCCAAGGTGTGAGTTTTCAAAACACTCAGATCGAAGGGAAGTTTACCTTTCCAATTACAGCTAGTAGGCGCGTAAAGGGTTTAGTTTCATCTTATCTCTCTTCTCATCCGAGGATGGAAGAGGCCATCATAAAGTTCAATGATGCGCAGGGTAATCAATCCCTGTCTGATTTCGATGAAGTAAACCAGTCACGAGCGACGACAGTCCCGAAAAATAACAAGATCGATCGCATGATTGCTATTGAACCAACCTGGAATATGTATTTCCAGCAAGGTTTAATGAGCGCCATGTATGATCGACTTGCGAAATTCGGACTTGATGTGCGTTTGTTACCTGAAATACAAAGAGAACGCGCGTTGGAGGGATCGATTACTGGCCGTTTGGCCACAATAGATTTCTCGAGCGCTTCCGATTGTATTTCGTATGACCTAGTCAAGTGGCTTTTGCCACATGAATGGTTTCATCGTTGTGACATGGTGCGTTCAGATAAAATGAGTCTTCCTGACTCTCTCTGCACGCTTAACATGTTTTCAACAATGGGTAACGCGGTTACTTTTCCGCTTGAAACACTCATCTTCTATAGCTTCGGCGTAGCTGTATGCCATCACTTAGGACTCGAAAAGGGATTTAATAACTCCCTGCTCGCCACGCCCCTTACAAAGGGGTCTGTGACCGTCTTCGGTGATGACTGCATCTTGCCAACTAGCGCTGCTGAATCCTATATTTCCGTTATGGAAAGCATAGGGTTCATTGTGAATAGGGAGAAATCCTATTATTCACAACAGCCTGGCTATAGA